GCATATGTGGGTGACAACGATTTCTGAAATAGGAGTGTACCTGATGACTTCGACTTGTCTGCTACGGCAAGCGTTGTGTCTAGACCCCTGATCTTACGTTTGACAATTGGGCCGCTACGAAACAATCTTGTGAGTCGTTGAAAGAGGTTCTTTGGTTCTTTTTTCGCCATCTTGCGCCTCTCCATTCAGTTGAGGCTGTTTAACTCTACTTCAACAATCTCTTTCGTAATGGTCTTTACTCAGCATCCTTCACTGCTCGGAGTGAGACCTTCTTCGGTTCAACCTTCGGACGTGGAACATATGAACCCGGTGTGCTCACCATATCCTCAAGCGTTCTTTCAAGGTGATCAAGGTGAGGTGTCACCGCATTGATTGCAGTTGGTGGTGCTGCCGCCTTGAATGCCTCGACGGCGGCCAAGAGCTTGCTCGCACCGGTCACCACATCACGGATGCCTGCGTGGTCAACCTGCTCCTTGAGTGTTGCAAGCTCCTCGCCAATGATCTTTCGAAGGTCATCAAGTTTGATCTTAGCCTGTGTCATTCAGTCCTCTGTTACGTAAGTATTATGCTCAACGGTACAACCAGCCGAAGTCAGAACTATCTGCCGCTCTCGATTGTGATGCATGCCTGGGTCTATGAACGTGTGAAGGTGAGTAACCGCGTATCTGCGGGTTGATCAACGGCTGAGCAGACTGTATGTTACCCGGCATATCCTCAGGCCTACGACGACTCATGCCAGTTGCGGCCAACATTGCATATGCCATTGCTGTCTGTTGTTGGTTGAGCGTGCTGCCTCCATCGAGCAACCAACACCCGATTGCCACACTCATGATCAGGTCATCAAAGCTGTCCTTTGACGCCTGAGGTTTGTTGCCCTTCCAGACGAATGCCTGAAGTTGATCATAGAAACGTTGTGAGTACGTCTTTAGCTGCTTGTTCCTGATCAGCTCTTCGAGTTTTGCGAGGATCTGCACACGCGTTTTTTGGTTCGTTGGGAATCCAGGGAGCTCATCCTGATTGATTGGGATGTAGTTCATCGGATCACCGGTGTGCTTGTGGTAGTACAGCTTCTTGTAGCCAGAATCGCGGAGCTTCACACCAACGAAGTAACCATACGTGTTGTTCTCGGGTATGATCAACGCGTCATTGTAACGTTTACCCCACTCGGCGAGCATGTCTGCGAGCTTTTCTGGAGGTACCTTACCCATGTACTCGGCGGCGACCTCGCTGTCTTCTATGTCGATCACATGAAATGTTGAGAAATCACGAGCATCTCCTCGGGCAATGTCGGCTGAGATGATGTACTCGCGACCTGGGACTGGGTACGACCACACCCAAATATCGCGTCTGTCGCCGACCTTTTCAATGGGTTGCGCTATCATTGTTCGAAGGAACTCGAGCTCACCCGGTTGGAGGAACGTGTCGCCAGATGATATGAAATCACACAGGTACTCCTGCGCGACCTTCTTTTTCGGAAGGTTACGTGTTTCATTGTCAAACCACTCCTGATCGTGTTCAGGGTGTCTATCCCACATGATGCGAATTGCATTGAACCCGTTGAGTCCGGCTTCAGCCTCTGTCCACAGGCGATAGTACTGACCGCCCACACCATGGGGCGTCGATAGGATGATTGCGTTTCCACCTGTTGAGAACGCCGGAGACAGACCCGTCCAGATCTGGTCAAAGTCACGAATGAATGCAGCTTCATCAACGATCAAGAGCGACAGCGCCTCTGACCTTCCTGCATCTGGAGACGTCGGTACTGCCTTGATCTGTGAACCGTTGCTGAACGAAATCTGTTGTTTTGACGGTTCAAACTTCGGCAACAACAACCACTTGGGCAAACCCTGGAGCGCTATGGCAACCTTCTTGATGAAGTTCTGTGCAATCGCCAGCTTTGTCGCGATGACAAGGATGTTCTTATCCTTCTGAAATATCGCCATCCACGTTGCGTAAGCTGCGCAGATCGTTGACAGACCAAGCTGCCTAGACTTGAGGATGATGTTCAATCTGTTCTGTTGGAATGCCTCAAGACACTCATCCTGAAACGGGTACGTTTCGAACGGCAACCTACCACGTGTTGAGTGCTGGATCTTCACGTACTTGTTGATGAAGTAGACCGGATCACGACCGCATTTGATGATCTCTTTTACCTGTTCATCACGTGTGAACGGTTTGCTCTCATTCATCTTCAACCGATCTCGAACGCAACCTTACGCCTAAAGTATGCTGTTCGTCGTGCCGTGTGCACATTGAGGTTGATGATCTCTAGAGAATCAGACTGACTCTCCTTGATGAGCTTGGCGGTGAGTGCAGAACCAGTCAGATCCTTGTACGTTGACTTTACCTTCTTGATCACAGACGCGACGACGGCGTCTGCTTCTTCAACGTACGCGCGCTTTGTCTCAATCATCTGACGTTCAGTTCCGAACGTAACGACGACTGCATATGAAACGAGCAGCCTGTCAGCACCGCCCAATGACATCTTCACAGAGTATGAGGCTGTCTTAGGTGTAGATGACCTTCCCCACGATGTGTCAATGGCCTGGCCCAGAGCGTTAAAATCGATGTTGTTTGACATGCTTAGCCGTTTCCCTACTCGGTAAATATGGTAGGGAACACGTTCTAGTCAACATCAAAAACAACAAGAAGAGGAACGCGTTCAGAAACGGCAGCTAAGACCTGATCTTGTGTGGGTCTCCAACCTGATTTCCATTCCGCTCGACGCGGGTGGGCCCATTTCAACGCGCAGAGGTGGCAACACTGAAACTCTTGGTACGCGAGCTCATCATCCCTTGACCTGAGCAACCTATCACAGACGCCGCAGTAGAACGGTATCGCCTGCTCAACATCGTCAGGAACGATGACATGAAACCCAGCCGGGTGCCAGGCTATCTTTCTATCCCTGATGTATTGTCGCCAGTCCACTGTGTTCAAAGGTACACAACGTGGGCATCATTCTCATTCTTTGTGACCTCAATGATGAGGTCGGCTGCGTCCTTCACGCCCTCAACGTGTGTGATCACAATGATCGTCTTGAAGTAACGCTTCAACGATGACAAGAGCCTGTTGCACGCCTCGACGCCCGCCTCATCCAACGCTCCAAACCCCTCATCAATGACGAACATGTCTGTCTTTGGAAGCGAAGAAACGTTGATCAACGCCACGCGGATCGCAACAGATGCAATCATCTTTTCCATGCCGCTTCCAAGGTCAATGATGCGTCTGCTGTCACCGTAGTTGATGTAGACCTCCATCGAGTCAGACTCGTCGTCTGCCTCAAGCTCAATCGTGAAGTCTACGATGCCGTGAAGAATCTTTGCAATCTCGGCGTTGATCGCCGGCAGCTGTGAACTGATGATTGCACTTGGAATTCCACGTCGTGAGAACGCCTGTGTGATGAGCTCATACGCTCTCATCTTGTTGAGGATCTCTGTGCGTTGTTGGTTTTCATTGACGTGCTTTTCAATGATCGTCATCACGCGACCGCGCTCTGAGGCAAAGGCAAGCTTTTCATCATCGATGCACTTGATTGACGCCTGAAGTGCATCGATCTCGAACCTGAGTGCCACAACCTCTTCGTTCTCTTCGTTCTCTAGCGCCACCTCGAGCTCATCCAGGCGGGCTCGGGCTGTTTCAAGGTTGAGCATCAATGACTCGAGCGATGACTCTAGCTTCACCAACACGAGTCGTTTCGCTGAGACATCCGTGTTCAAAGTCGTCAACATCGTCGTAAGTTGTTCAATCTTGTCTAGCTTTGACGCGAGGTTTTCCTGCCTCAACGTTGTCAACGCATGTTCGGCCTTTTGCAGTTTCTCAAGGGCCTGTTCTGACCTGACACGTTGTGGGTCGACCTTACCCTTGACTGCGTGAGCGTCTTTGATGAACTTACACGTTGGAAACTTGTCACCACACGGTACATCATCAAGGATCTTTAGAGAACGTTCATGGTGCTTGAGCGTCGTGAGTTCCTTCTCATGAACGTGTTTGAGCGTGACAAACGTCGACTCAAGCGTACGGAAGGCCTCATAACGACGTTTGATGTCAGTATAATCGTATTCTGATTGCAATGCAACGATTTTGTCAACCTTTTCACAAAGCCTGGTGATCGCAGTGTGTTGGGCATCAACATCGGTCTGGACATCATTCACCTGGTCAGTGAGCACTGTAACGCGTGCTCGTTGAGAGTCAACCTGCGTCTTTGTGACTGGTGTGAAGTCATGGTGCACTGCTAGTGACCTGCGGAGCGAATCAAGGCGTGCATTGATCTCCTGTAGCTCGGCGTCCTTCTTTTCAATGCCTTCCTCACACGCCTCAAGACGTTCATAACACTGAACATCAAGTGCCATCCAATCACGGTTTGGCAACGCGCGAAGCAGCGCCTTCGTCACATTGAGGTCAGTCTTTGCGGCGTCGTACATCCTATCAAAGATGTCGAGGTCTAGGAACCTTGCGAGCACCTGACGACGTCTGACGGAGCCGTGGGTGATGAACAGTTTGATCTCATCCTGCGCACTCAATGATGTCATCAAGAAATCGTCTTCAGAACCTATGAGCCTCCTGATCACGCGTTCGGTATCGTTGCGTTGCTCACCTGCAATGTCAACAGCCTCTCCATCATCGACTCGAAAGACGTTGAGTGCCGTCGACGCGTGAATGTGACCGTGCTTGTTTTCGTTCTTGACTGTCTGACGTTCGATGACGTAGTCGACGCTGTCGACGCTGATGACGGCTCGGGTGTAGCAATAAGGCTTTCTTGCGTTGATTATGTGAAGGTTCTTTATCGATCCTCTATCTGTGCTGTTGAACAGCGCGTACATGATCGTTCCGACGATGGATGACTTGCCCGATCTGTTGGGTCCGAAGATCCCAACGATGCCGCCCATGTTCTCAAAGTTGATTGAGTTCCCCTCACCGTATGCAAACGTGTTGTCAAACTTCAGGTGTCGGAGTGACCACGAGGTGTTCCTAATGACTTCAGAGGTGCCGAGTGCCGCTAAGTAACCCTTCACAAGGTCGTTTGACTGTGACCACACGTTGTCATCGACCGAGGCTGCATGGTGGTACTCCTTCAAGAGCCTGACGAGAACATCTGATGAACGAAGGTCCTCCTTGATCACAGTGTTTGCGCCTGTTATGATCAGATCACGATTGAACTGGTGATCTGTCTTGAACGTTACCTCTGCCGCTTGGAGTTTATTACGCAGATCATGTTGGATCTCTATGATTTCTTTCTGTGACAGCGCCTCTGTACTGTAGACCCTAAACCTACCCCCGACAGCGTGTTGGGCACGGGCATGTTCGACTGTCGTTTCAACAGAACCTTGCCATGGGATTGTGACGAATGGTTTCGGATTTGGAAGGCTACAAAACCTGACATCAAACGCGTTTCTATCTTCAATGTTCCACAACAGGTAACCGTGTGTAAGATCCTCGGCATAATTCTGTTGGACAACGCTGCCTGGGTACGCAATGTAGGGCTTTTTGACCCTGATCTTGATCTTCTTTTCCCGCTTACGTTTTGGCATCAGATGACCTCGGCATTCGGGTACTTTTCAAGGTCACCCTCATCGATCAGGAGTTCAACGTCACGAAACCCAAGGTACTGAAGTTTGTGGATGTCACCAAGGAATGCAAAGTCATATTCGTTAAAGAAGTCAACGTCCAGGCCCTCCTCGATCAGCCAGTCGGACTCTGTCTTTGCACCCCAGACGGGCCCATGGTAGCACGCGATGTTGATCTTGCCTGCGACAGGCTTGACGTTCTTCCAACCTGCTTCATCGAAGAGGCTAAAGACACACCAGTTATAGCCCGGTGCGAACTCATAGACGCCGCTATTCTTGTAGAGGTGAACGCGTGGGTTGTTCAACGCTGTGACGATCGGCGTCACTGCATCCTGTCGAGAAAGGTTGACGAGGTTGCCGTCATGGTTCCCCAACGTCAGGTGCACTTCGGCGTATTTCGACAGCGCTGTCAGCCACCACACCATGAAGTCAATGTACTCGGGCGAGATACCTGACGTTTTCGTGTGGAACAGGTCACCACCGATGAAGATGTGTTCAACACCGTTCTTCCTAGCATCCTCAATGAATGCAGTGAAGACTTCGACGTATTCAGCATGACGCGAGAGCCCGCGGATGTGGACGTCAGCAAGGTGAGCTATCTTAAGCATACAGGGTACAGTACAAGT